ATGACGCGACTAAAACCTGGCAGGAAGATTTGGCGGGCAAGTACCAGGATCAGCTGACTAAAGTATTAGTAGAGAGTAAAGTCAAGTTCTATCGGGAAGTTATTGCTCGGATGAGTAATAATCCGGGGGGCAATCCGGGCGCATGGATAGGCAGCGGGCAGGCTCTTAAAACATGGATGTATGATGAGAGCGAACCGCTGGTAAAACTATATGAGGAAGCGGGCCGGGAGGGGATATATAGGGTCGAACAAAAGTTACTAACCGAAGAGGCAACCGGGAAGGGAGTGGAGAGAGAAAATAAGGCGCTCGGTGCGGATAGTTTACCTTCGGATGAAGTCAATCCCATAGCGATATTCGACATTGATAACCCGGAGGCGCAAGCTCAGATAAGAAAAATAAGACGTGGATTCTCGGTGTATCCGATTGATACTGATATCAAGCAGCTACAGGATAGCCTGGCGACTGGCATGGAGGCCGGGGAGAGCCTGAACGATTTGAAGGTTCGTGTTGGCAGAAGCTTCGGACTGTTGCAAGAAACCCCGGAGGGAGAGTTCAGGCTTGTACCAAGCGAATCATATAAGGCCAATCGGATAGCCCGAACAGAGACATTGCGGGCGTCGAACTGGGGAGCATTAGAAGGATGGAAGCAGAGCGATGTCGTGAAGGGCAAGCAGTGGATCAACGGCCCGTCACCCTGCGAGTTTTGTGAACCGATGGAAGGGCAGGTAGCGGATATCAATGCTAACTTCTTTGATGAGGGCGATGTAGTAACGGGCAAAGACGGGGGCGAAATGACCCTGGATTATAGTGATACTCCCGCTCCGCCAATTCACTGCAACTGTGTCTGCACACTAATACCAATAACCTACACAGTCGATGAAGCAAAGAAGAATGACGCCCCACTATTCAGACTCATAAATTAAAATGCCGAGGAGGCAAACCATGAAGAAAATAAAAGATTTAATGACGCAGAGAGTTAAGCTGGCTGACGTATATCCGGGCAAGGCAAAAGAACTGGGACTGGGTAAGGATGCGGAGTTCGTGAGAAAGTTCTTCGTGGCGAAGGATGTGAGCTATGACGAGGCCGATGACGCGATTATTGGAGTAATCTCTACGGCAACAATGGATCGGGACAATGAGATCCTTGACCCGAAGGGCGCGGACCTCTCCGACTACAATAAGAATCGGACGGTATGCTGGGCGCATGGCTATGGCGAGCTGCCAGTCGGGACTAATATGTGGCTGAAGATTAAAAAAACTATAGGGATAATAGCGAAGACGATTTTCGCCCCAGCACCGGAACAATACCGGGGTGACTGGTTCCCGGATACCGTAAAACACATGATGAAGACTGGACACTTACGAGCCTTTTCAGTTGGATTTGTCCCGCTCGAATACGAAGATATAGAATTGAAAGATGGGGATAATCCCCTTACGGCATTACGAAGGATATATACAAAATGGTTACTGCTGGAATATTCAATCGTCCCGGTCCCGTCGAACCCAGATGCTTTAATGGCAATGGTAAAGAGCGGAGAGATCCATGACCTGAAGATGGTCGAGGATATGGGGATCAATAAAAAGCAGATCGGCATAAACAAGGGAGAGGAGAAAGTGAAAGAGAAGCTATACCTGGAGAAATCCAAAGCGGTTAAAGATACCGATAAGACCCTGGTACTTGAAGCCGGGATCGAGTTGGTATATGGGGTGGGGACCGATGGCGATGTAGTGGTTAGGGGATTGCTATTCGACCCGGAGCGGTTCGATGAGAAAAGCGCGGGGGAATGGTACGCCGCTCATAAATACATCGAGGAGATCGTGGGAGACGAAGCGATCAAGGGTGATGACGGGATGCCGACTAATGAAGCACTCCATGATTTATACGTCCGGACAATGGTATTGACTCGCAAGGGCACCCTGGGCGATGCAATGAAGGCAGGTAAATATAATTGCGAGTGTATCATCTGCGGCTATACATTATCGAGCGATAGCCACTGTAGTGAAATTTCGTGCCCGGAATGTGGCGGAGAGATGAGACGGCTTGAACGTCCGGGACCGGGTAAGGATGGTGAGGGCACAGCCAAGAATAAGGGCAGCTTAGGAGCCGCCTCCGGGGCTATCCCTCCAGTAGAGGGAGATGATAAGGATGGGGATGATAAAGGGCCGGGAGAGGGCGATAAGGATGATGAAGGCGACAAAGGAGAGGGTGATGACGAAGGCAAAGACAATACCGACGGCGAAGGGGATGATAACGACGGTTCTGGCGAAGGTGACGGAGATGGTGATGAAGCTGGCGGGGATAGCGGAGACGGAGGCGAAGGCGATGAAGGAGGAGAGGATGATAAAGGCGGAGAAGAGGGTGCTGGCGATAGCCAGGCAGGGGGTGAGACACAAGATACTGACGGGGGCGATGGGGAAGCTGGATCAGGCGGAGAGGGCGGTGGAACTGGCGGGGATTCCGGTGATGATAACGCTGGAAATGGATCGGATAGCGGCGGAGGAAGTGGCGACGATGATGGGGATGGCGATGAAGAACCGGAGTTCGACGCCGAAGGCGAAGAGATCTTCGAGATCGTAACGGATGCCGGAAAGCCTGTTGCCAGGAAGGATTTAAAAAACCTTTTATCAGAACTATTATCCGAGAAGCTGTTCAGTGGGGTGATGGAGAAAGCATTCAAAGATACCCTGGAAGTTCAGTTGATCAAGATGCTGGAGAAGACCGCGCTGGTTGCTAAAGATAAAAATAAAAAGAATGTTGACAAGAAAAACCAGAGTGGTACATTAGGATCAAGTGACCCCGAGTTCGCTGACGAAGAAGAAGCAATGGCATGGCTGACCGAAACAGATGAAGGCCAGAAGTTCATGCTTGAGATTTACCAGAAAGAAGCGGGCCGGGTAACTTAGTTTAACCCAACCTCCGTTGGAGATATCAGTTCCGAAAGGGGCAGAGATATTAGACGGGAACAATCGTTTAATGTCTTTAAAACCATAGGAGGTTACGCATGACGCGCAAACTTACCAAAAAAGACCTTGCGGACATTTTTAAGAATGCCGTGAAGGACCTCAAAGGCCCGGACAAGACTGTTGCTTTCAGTAACGAAGTCAAGGCAAAATTCCCGCATCGGGACCCCTCAGACGTTCTCAAGGGTGGAATGTATTACACCAAGCTGCTCGGCCTGAAAGCCGCAGATGGCGGAGAGATTAAGGCACTCACCGATGACATCATGTACACCGGCGCCGATGGCCAGGGCGGCTATATCAATGCCCCGCGCGAGACCATGGCGGAGATCGTCAGGATTATGGAAGAGCAGTCAGTGGTTGCACGGCTGGCGGACTTCCGGACCCAGACATCAGATGGTGTTAGAGTTGTGACCGATACCTCGGCGCTCACAGTGACTTATACCGATGAAGCCGTGGCAAAGACGGTTACCAAGCCGACATTGACCAAGGTCGATCTTGACCTGAAAAAGCCTGCTCTCCAGATTGTTATCTCCGATGAAGAGATACAGGGGAGCTTGGTTGACATCGTATCGTATCTCGATACCAAGTGCGGTGAGGCATTCGGGCAGGACCTGGATTATCAGTTCCTCGGACGCGATGTTGCGTCCCCGTATGTGTCCATCCCGTATAATGTATTGGTCAATGAGGTTGACCTGGCGAGTGCGGATGCGGACGGCCTGACCTATGCCAAGTTCGTTGAGGCCAGTTGTTCTATCGTTAGCCAGGCCGCAGCTGGAGCCCGTTGGTTTATGCACCGGACAGTTCTCGGGGATTGCCTGAGTATCGTTGATGGTGTTGGCCGGCCGATCTTTCAGGCGGATCCTACCGGAGTAGCATTCGGGACCATCCTGGGATTCCCGGTTGAGCTGGTTGAGAAGATGCCGGTCAAGACTGGATACGGAACCGGCGTTGTCCCGGTACTATTCGGGAACCTGAAGTATCTCCGGATCGGCGTGAGGCCCGGTCTCCAGATTAAGGTCAGCGGCGATGTAACCGTGACCCTTGACGGGAGCCTGGTATCATGTTGGGAGAATAACCTCACTGCACTCAGGGCCGAGGCTCGGAGAAGTGGTGCGCTGACTATCCCTTCGGCTTTCGCTCGTTTTGAAATGCCCTAACAACAGACCCAGTCCCGGTCCCTTGCATTGAGCGGGGGACCGGTGTCTGGGTTTTTTCTATCACCATGATAGGAGGATATTGTTATGAAAAGTTTACTTAAAATAATGCTGGCTGTATTGCTGGCAACCTGGATCGTTCCGGCTATCATGGCGGCTGATGGCAATTTTACTGGTTATCCGGATGGTCAGTATATTTGGATTGCGAATCCAGAGTTAAGGATCCGGGACCAGGGGCAGATAGGATGGGGGGATGGAACCAGGACAGCTCCGGATGCTACATTTAGTTATGACAGCGTGAACGGCCGGGTGTCCCTTATCGGGGCGACCTTTATGGCCCAGAGTGGTCAGGTGAGCGCGTCCGGCAATACAGGGTTGACCGAGAACGTTGCCAATGGGTCCGCCGGGACGTTCGTGATTGAGGGGGGTTTGATTGTAAATTATACAACTCCGAGTCCAACTCCTTCTCCCACCCCGACCGCCGCACCGACAGCGACCGCAGCCCCGCCGACCCCGACCCCGTCTCCATAAATTAAATGAAAGTATTAGTTCACAAAGTAAATTATTGTCGGAGAAGTATAGCTCCCCCGGTAGAGATGACGGCGGAGAGCATCCCGGCACTGGCCGAGAAGTTGCGAGGGGAGTATGAAGGCCAGTACATTATGATTGAACTTGAAGGTGCTTATAAGAAGCTCTACCGGGTCATGAGCGATCTAAAGCTAAAACTAATCTAATGGCAGGAGTGGGAATAAAGGGGGGTAACCCCCTCTCCTCTATCCCCCTCCCCTCCTGCCAAACCGGAGGAGAATAATGAAAAAGGGTTATAGTAATAAAATGGCATTCACTCAGTCTAAATCCGATGAGAAGAAAAACAAGGACCGGCCGGAGGCGATCAAGGTTCAGGCCGGGAAAGCGAAAATTAAGGGGGGGAGATAATCCTCTCCTTTTTTTACTTGGGAATAATATGGCTAACGGCGTAAAAATTATCTCAGAAGACGACTTCGCAAACACCGACCCGGATACATCTCGCCGGTGGACTCACCGAATGCTTACCGAGATATACGACCAGAACAAGCTCGGTGAGGATGTTCACTGCCAGATCATAGACAAGCTGGATGCCTCTATCCGCTCCCACAACAACTGCCCCGGACGTAACTACCGCCCAGTAGTAGATAAGATCATAGTAGGCACAATGGGGCTGTTAGGCGGGATGATAGCGGTATTTATAGCATTAAAGACCAAGATACTCGCAATGGCAGATCATATCCAATGACAATACCAGACTATAGGAACGTGCATAAAACGCACAATACCGGACCTACGAGCGACTGGGTATGTGATTACTGCCAGGTGCCTCTGACCGATAAAAATAGATCCACTATATCTACCCGGGTCGTTTGCCTCGAATTTGCTATCTACCAAATCTGCAAAACATGTCGAAAGAGATTCTTCGGCATTATAGATAACGCTTTAATGCTTAAATATGCCTATCGAATAGCACAAAGTATAAGGGATAAGCAATATGACAAAAAGTAAAGCCCCCCCCATAACTATCGGTATGGTTCTGATTCTTTTCACAGCATTATCCCTTATATTTGCCTACTCCTGCGAGTGTCCTGCACAGACCCCGACTCCGGCGCCTACCGCGGAGCCCTCGGCTACCCCGGAGAAAACCCCGACGCCCAGGATAATCACGCCCACCCCAACGCCGGAGATCTGCACCCGACTGGATGAGGGCTTTGACGGATTCGAGACCGGGACCCGGCCCGCCGGCTGGACATTTATCAACTGCGATCAGAACGCCGACACCTATACGACAGCAGGTAACTTCGGGCATCTCTCCCCCTCGATCAGGCTGGACGCGACCGGCGACATTATCGAGACCAATCTTTTCAGCCAGGGCTCCTGGCTCCAGTTCTGGATCAAGGGACAGGGGACCGACGCCTCCAGCCATCTGTTGGTCGAAGAGTACTACGGCAGCGGCTGGAGCGAGGTCACCGATCTCTACGGCCTTTCCGCTGCCGGGACTATGATAGGGGACCTGGATCTGTTACCGAGCGCCGACCGGCTCCGCTTCAGCTATACCCGGAGCGCGGGGGCGGCGGCCTTCGACGACGTCCTGGTCGGGTGCCTGATCACACCGACACCGACTCCGGTAGCAGATATTTACAACGGATTCGACAACTTCGAGTTTGGCACAAGAAAAAGCGGCTGGACGTTCAGCGGGATAGGCAATTCGGATATATATCTATCTCCATATTATTACGGCCTGAACCGGCCAGGATTACAGCTGGCGGATGATGGGGATTACTTTACTTCGGAGGCCCTGGTGGGAGTAGACAGAGAGCTGGGTTATTGGATGAGAGGGAGCGGCACAGGATCGGATAGCTATTTGAGTATCGATGGGAGAGTATATT